TTGGCAAGCGTGTGTCTGATGGCGTCCTCGTGCTGACGGACGAAGGCGCGTTCAGAGGGTCGTATGTTGGGCCGCCATTCGTCTATACGTTCGCCCGCGTCGGTTCAGGCTGCGGGGCTGTGTCGCGTCAGTCCTGTGCGGTGACGCAATCGGCTGCGTTCTGGATGGGCCGAAACGGCTTCTTCCAATACAACGGCTATGTGACGCCTCTGTCGTGCGACGTTCAGGACTATGTGTTCTCCAATATCAACGACTCGCAGATTTCCAAGGTTTGCGCCGTCCTTAATCCTGACTTCAATGAAGTGTGGTGGCTATACCCTTCGTCAGATTCTCTGGAAGTGGATAGCTATGTGAGCTTTAACTACATGGAGGGAATCTGGTATTATGGAACGCTCGACCGAACGTGCGGAACGGGGTCGAATGGTGTTCTGCAATACCCGATCATGATTAGCGCAGGGGGCGTGGTGTTTGACCATGAGGTTGCGAACTGGCGCGATGATCGCGAACCGACTATGCGCACAGGCCCCTTGGAGATTGGCGACGGAGATAACGTCATCATGCTCAGGCGGTTCATCCCTGATGAGCGCATGGCGGGGTCTGTCACGGTGAACTTCTATGCCCGTCAGTGGCCGAACGGCCCTCAGACGGTTCACGGTCCCTATGACGCTACGTCTCCGGCTGATCTGCGGATCACCGCGCGTCAGATGGAGATTGAATACGTCGGAGAGCCTAACATTGACTTTCGGGTGGGCGACTTCCGCTTTGAAGTCCAGCCAGGGGGCAAACGATGAGCCTCGCGCCTATTCAGCCGCTACCGTCCTACGACGCGAACAATGAGGCGCAGTTCCGCACTCAGATTCGCCAGAACGATCTGGCGACGATCAAGAAAGACGAAGCTGCGCCATACATTACCCTGTTGAACGATGATGGCGAACCGATGCGGGTTAGCCTGGTGGCTGGCGTCTTGACTGTGGCGGCGATCCCATGAGGTGGCAGGACCATATCAAGCGCGCGCTTGCCTATCAGGGGACGCACACGATTGAGGATGTTGAGCGCATGGTTGCGGACGATGAAGCGCAGCTATGGCTTGGCGAAAAATCAGCCGCCGTAACGGAAATCATTGATTTCCCCCGCCTCAAGGTGCTGCACCTTTGGCTGTGCGGAGGAGACTTGCGGGAGATCACCGAAGTGATGCTTCCGAAGGCCGAAGCCTATGCGCGGGAGATTGGTTGCAACCGACTGACTACGGCTGGTAGAATTGGCTGGGATAGGGTAATGAACAAGCACGGCTTCACCCCGATTGCGTCGGTTTGCGCGAAGGATTTGCACTGATGGGTTTCTCTCTCGGGGGTAATAAGCAAAAAACGTCGCAGCAGCAGACGCAGAACACGAACCAATCGCAGACGTTCACGCCGAACGCGCAGTTTCTGAGTCAGACGCAGACGGGGCTTGATTCCGCGCTGGGACTGATGGGTGGCTATAACAAGACGACCGGCGCAGACGTGTCGAACTATCTGAATCCGTATCAGGACACGATCACAGACGGCCTTGCGCGTCAGGCGTCAATGGCTGCGAACGGTAACGATGCTCAAGCAGCAGCAGCGGGGGCGTTTGGTGGTTCGGGCTGGGGCTTGCTTCGTGGCGAGACACAGCGCGGCTATGCGGACGCTCAGGCGCAATCCATCGCACAGGGCTATAACACCGCACAGGCTGCTGCGATTGGCGAGAACCAGGCCTCGCAAGCCTATGATCTGAACGCCCTGCAAACCTATCTGTCTGGCCTTGGTCTGCTGGGTAATTGGGGAACCACAACCGGAACTAGCAACTCGACCGGCACTAGCAAAGGCAAGTCGAGCGGCATGAATTGGGGGCTGACGGGTAGTTTCTGATGGCAAACTCGCTTGTCGTAAATCAAGGTCAGGCTGCCCGTATGCCCTCGGCTATCGGCCTTATGGGTGGCGGGCGTCGCCTCAACTCGCTGCTGCCGTTCTTGCTGCAAGGTCAGCCGGGGATCGCTGATGCGGCGGATGAAGCGATGTTCGCTCGTGCGGCTCAGGGATACGCAGAGACGCCGCAAGGGTATGCGCCGATTGGCGCGCCAATGGCTGCGCCCGTCATGCCGCAAGCGCCTGCTGAACGTGAGCGCGTTAATCCGCTGAACGTGCTGTTTCGGGGTCTAGCTCCGAATCTGTCGGGAGCGCTGGACACCGAACGGACGCGGCTTCAGGCGGAGGCGGACCGGCCTCAGGCGCTTGCAATCAAACAGGAGAACGAGCGGATTGCGCGGGCCTTGGGGCCGCAAGCGTTGTTGGCGTTCCGATCTAACCCGGAAGCCTTTGGCGAAAGCGTTGGTTACCAATATCGTCCGCAAACAGTAGCCGAGGGTTCGCTGCTGTCTATTCCTGGTATGGGGACGACGCTTAACAATGAGCGCCGCGCTGTGGTGGGTGATCGGGTTGTGGGCCTTGGAACGCCGGGCCAAGGTCCTCGTGAATTGCTGACCGTAACTCCGTCGTTCTCAGACACGACGGCTCGCATTAACGCGACTAATCCCGTTAATGTGGCTCAAGACGCTCGCCTTGTTGACCCTTATAGCGGCCGTGTGGTTGCAGAGGGCATTCAGCGTCCAGACATTCAGAACGTCGCACCGGGTGGTGAGGCGCTTGCGTTCGATTCTGCCGGAAACATCATCAACCGCGTTGGCAGCACTCAGGTCAAGCCAATGTCTGATGCAGACCAAAAGGCTGTTGCAGAGGCAGAGGCCCGTCTGGCTCGCATTGATAATGCAACCGGGCGAGCGCAAAACATCATCTCTCAGATTGACGCAGGCGAATTGAACCTGGGGCCGGTGTCGAACTTCACGGCGGGCATTCGTAATGCAACGGGCCGTTCTAATGCTAATTCGCTTAACTACAATGACCTGAAGAATTGGGCTGAAGAGGCCCGTAACGAAATCCTTCAGTCAGCGAATGGTGTTCAGACTGAGGGTGACGCCTTGCGCGCCTTGAACACAATCTTGAGCGGAACTAACGACGAAAGAATCGTGAAGCAGGCCCTTGAACGGTATGTTGCGTCTAAGGCGGGAAGCAGGGCCGTATTTGAGAGGGACATTGCGAGGCGTTCCGCTACGCAATCCACCACCTCCAATCCCTATCAAAGCAATGCCCCCGCACCCCCTCCCGGCTTTGTTCTGGACTGATTGAATGGCTGACGGACAAACCGCTACGAACCCGCAAACCGGAGAAAAGGTCGTCCTGCGTGGCGGTCAGTGGGTTCCTATGGGCGCTCCCCGTCAGGCTGCGCAACCTCGTGCGTCTCGTCAGCCTGTTGCGGCTTTCCCTGGCAATCCTGTTGATCTGATTCCGCAAGCGGCGGGTGGCGCTCGTATCTCGTCAGGCTATCGTGATCCTGAACGCAATCGTGCCGCCGGTGGCGCAACCAACAGCTACCACACGCGCGGACAGGCTCTAGACCTCGTTCCCCAGAATGGCGAGACGATGGCGCAGCTAGAGGCGCGCCTTCGCCAGTCGGGGTTGCCTTTGCGCGAGCTTCTGAACGAAGGCGATCACGTTCATGTCGCTTGGGAAGGTTCTCCGTTGTCGCCTGACATGACGGCTGACTACTTCGCGAGTGGTGGTGCGACACAACCTCAAGCGCAGCCGGAGCAAGCCGCGCCTGCTGCGTCAGAAGGTCAGTTCGCCACCAATCCACAAACGGGCGAACGGGTTCAATTTATTAACGGTCAGTGGACGCCCGTTCAGACGGTCGATCCGGCATCGGGTGCGATTGAGGTTGAGCAATACGACCCCGAACTAGAAGCGCGTCAGGCTGATCCCGAATATCAACGCGCCATCGCGGACGCGCGCCGTGGGTCTGCGGCTGTTCCTGAACGCCTTCGGGCTCTTGGTCTTGGCGGGACGCTTGGTTTCCTGACGGACATCAACGCAACCGCTCAGGGGGCGCTACAGGGCCTTGAGAATGCAGGACGACGCGTCACAGGCCAAGAGATCGAATACGGGGCTGACATGGCCGCTCAGGCGGCGCGTGATAGCGAACGTGATGCACAGGCTGCGTATGCGGCTGAGAGCCCGATTGAGAACTTCGGCCTGCAACTAGCGGGGGGGCTGCTGACGCCGGGACTTGGTATGGCTGGAAACTATATCTCAGGAGCAACCGGCGCAGCGCGCGGCGTTCGGGCGGCTCAGGTAGGCGCGGGCTATGGTGCTGCATCGGGCCTGGGTTACGGAACCGGAAATGTTGGCGAGCGCCTGGATGACGCGGCTATCGGCGGCCTCGTGGGAGCGGGGACAGGATACCTTGGTCAGCGGGGCGTTGACCGCCTGACTCGTGGTGCTGCTAATCCCGGACGCGTGTCGAACGCTCGCCTTCTGTCGCGCGAAGGCGTTGACCTGACGCCGGGGCAGATGGCTGCTGAAATCCCTGTCGTGGGGAATGTTCTTCGATCCATCGAAGAGGGCGCTTCATCCATTCCATTCGTCGGCTCTCCAATCGCTGGAGCGCGTCAGCAATCCGTCGAGACATTCAACCGCGCCGCTATCAACCGCGCACTGGAGCCTCTTGGCGAAAAGCTGCCCAAGAACGTGCGCGCTGGATATGACGCCGTGGGCCATGCGCAGACGCGTGTTAGCCAAGCCTATGACCGCGCGCTTGATGGCGTGTCCCTTCGTCCTGACGAAGCGCTTTATGACGATCTAGGGTCGGCGATTAATTCGGCTGTTGAGAACGCAGGCGTTACGGGCGGGCGTCGGGTCACTCGTGACATCAGCGAACGTGTGTTTCGTGTCCTGCAAGACTTTGACGACCCGATCACTGGCCAGCAGTTCAAGGCGCTGGAAAGCGAATTCGGAACGCTTGCTGCGAACGCGATGGAATCGACCGATGGTGCAACGCGGGCTGTTGGTCGTGCCTATCAGGCCGTTCAAAGCGGACTGCGTGACAACCTGGCACGTCAAAACCCACGCGCTGCTGAAGAAATCAAGAAGGCTAATAGCGCCTATGCCCGATTGATGCGCGTTGAGAGCGCGGCGGCTAGCAGCGTGTCCCAAGCTGACGACGGCGTGTTCTCTCCGACGCAACTAGGCCGAGCAGTTTCTCAGATGGGCTCGCGTCGTCCTTCGGCTCGTGGTGACGCCTTGATGCAAGACCTTGCCGTAGCAGGGCGCAACATCATTCCATCGCGTGTGGGGGATAGCGGGACGGCCACGCGCGGGGCTATCACTGGCCTTGTGGCGGGCGGTGCGGGCGGCGCTATCAACCCCGCTCTTGGCATTCCCGTTATCGCAACGTCTCTTGCTTATTCACGCCCCGCACAAGCCGCCCTGAATGCCGTATATCGAGCAACTGACTCTCGTGCTGCCAGCGAGCTTGTTCAGGAGTTGGCTCGTCTGGCTCAGCGAAACCCCGCTCTCGTTCCATATTACGAAGGCGCTGTTCAGCACGTTCTAGGTCTCTCTCAGAGAGATACACAAGCAACCCCGCAAGCGCCAGCATCAGCGCCGGTCCCCAGCGCGGCCCTGCAAAGGGTGATGCAATGATAAAGCAGAATACGATGACCTTCATGGGGGCAGAATAGCATGTGCTGCGGAGTTAAAATAGAAGAGCCGCGCAACGCCGATCTGCGCCGCACCTACACGCCGAATGAGGGGTTCAGCTTCTCGACGTTCAGCGCTCAGATGCAAGTGCGTCTGTATGAGGGCGCGCCGGGTTCGCCGCTGCTTAACGTGACGATGAGCGCTACTCCGAACGGCTCTCGGTTCGATATTGTCGGGTCTAGCCTCGTGCTGACTATTGACCGTCAAGACCTGGAAACGCTTCCTGTCGCTGACCCGATCAGCGATCCAATAGCGTTCGTTTACGACATCATCATCACAGACCTGACGGGATTTTCTAGCCGCCTTGTCAGTGGTCCGTTCATCATGCTTGAGGGGGTGTCGCGATGAGCGAGACTATCAACGTCACTATTGGCGGCGAAAACATATCGATTCTTATCGAGGGCGGCGGACTTGCTTCCGGAGCGTCTGTGGCTTTTGCCGAGCTAAACGCGGCTGTTAGTGAGGCGCAAGCTGCGGCTGTCCAAGCTGAAGCATCGGCGGCCCTTGCTGCGTCTAATGGCGCAACGGCAGGAGCGACAGCCGGGGCGTCAGCAGGAGCTGTGTCAGGCGCTACAGCCGGATCAACAGCCGGTTCAGCGGCTGGATCGGTTGCGGGACAAGCCGCCGCTGAAGCCGAAATCGCAGCCTTTAGTGCGGAGATCGCTCCGTCTCTTATTCCGCCCACGCTTAACGTCGGCGCAGTTCAATCCGGCTCCACAAACCTGATCGTCATGGACCGGACTATGACGCAGGGGGCCGGTGACGGCACGTCCCAGGTCTATGAACTCGTCAACCGAATCTATGCGCAGGGGGCGAACAACTATGACAGCGTTCGCGCTCACTACAGCGGGACGCATATCGACACGACGGCGGGAACGACGACGAACGCCGATGGTCTGCACCAATACGTCTGGCTGGGCGGCGCGGGGAACGTCACCTATTCCCAGGTCATCGCGGCGCACCTTCGCGCGGATGGACCGGGCGATGCGGGCGAGGTCAACCTTTATCGAGGCGTCTCCACGACGCTTGGAACGGGCGCGACGGTTGGGACGATCAAAGGGCTGAGCCTTGGACAGCTTGGCGACGCGACCAAAGTGACGAACGTCTATGGCGTTGACGTTGAGGACACGTCTGCAACCAGCGTCGTAATCGGCTACAGGTCTCAGATTAGCGCCGGGTCAAACAAGTATGCGTTCTTTGGCGCAGGCACGGCAGACAGCACATTTGGCGGAAAGCTCGGCATCGGTCAGACTATTCCGCCCGGTTGGGATTTGACCCTAAAGGGTAACACCAACAACTGGCTGGCAGACTTCGACAATCAACACACGACCAGCCCGTCAGGCCTGCGTATTCGCTATACAGGCGGCGTTATCAACACCAGCGACAACTATTTCGTTGCTGGCTATGATAGCGGCGGCATCAAGTTCGGCATCAGCAGTTCTGGGCGCTATCAGCTTGGCGGGAACTTCGTCCTGAATTCGCGTCAGGCGGCTGTGACTGCACCGACCGGCGGTGCGACGATTGATTCTCAGGCACGAACCGCCATCAATGATCTGATCGCCCGCCTGCAGGCGCACGGTCTGATTAGCTAACCCTAGTGGAGTTTCGACATGAAATCGACTAAACCAAAGAAGGCGCGGGGGCCAACTAACCCCGCGCGTCCACCCCGTAAACCAGCGAGTAAAAAATGACCGATCCTTGCCCCGTTCCCGAACCCGAAGACGACGAACCCGACGCCGCTCCGGCGCGTGGTCCGACGAATCCTGATCGCCCGCCGCCTCCG